TTTTCAAGCACCACTATGATGGTTCCCATAACACCGTGTTTAAGAATCGCCGCTGGTGCGGTAGCGTCTGGTTTGAACGGCCCGTCTACATTTGTTATGGTCAGTCGACCCACCCGACTGCTTGCTCCACCATTTGAAGTATCCCCATATTGGTCTTTCAGGATATGTACCCGTAGTCCCATGTCTGTGCCTCCTGTTATTTTTTGATGGTTAAGGCCCATCATTCAGCCCATCAGGCGGTGGCCTGATGGGCTGTAGTTGGGTCTTAGCTTTTCGGGGCTTGTATAACTTGAAGCGTTATCAATGGCCCGAATGAGTTACCCTGTTCTTCGGATATTACATCCCCAACGTGGAACCGTTTATTCGCAAGGGCTGGATCATTGCCCTTTTGAAAGCTAACCCCGGGGCCGACGATCTTGGTGATGCGATAGATGTCGTTATGCATCTGTTCCACTGTTACCGTGAACTTCTGATTCTTTACCATGTCTTACCTCCGCTTGTTTTTGAGTGGGAGCCAATCCCCACACTCGGCGTTCTTTAGGAGGAGCCAATCCCTCCCCTCGGCGAGTCCCTTAGATGAGTTTGGCCAGTATCTCCTCCCTAATGCGCTTCATCATCGCTTCGTGAATCGCTTCCGTTTCGTCAAGGTCGGCTTGGGCTTCTGGTGTCGCCGATTGACCGATCAGAACCCATTGTGCCTCATGGCCTTCATGCATTAGGTGAAGAACCATTTGCTGTGCGGATTCTTCCTTGTCAGTCCGTAGCCATTCTTCCCATGTACCATAAGGTGGATATAGGTCTGTTATCCTTTTGACGAGGATTTTGTATTTCATCCCAGAATTGTTGTCCCTTGCCATATCATTGCCTCCGCTTGTTTTTATTTGATGGTAAGGCCCATCATTTAGCCCATCAGGCCGTAACCTGATGGGCTGGAGTTGGGTCTTATCTGGATCGCAATTTCCGAAAGAATTTGTACTCAAGGATCTCTGCGTTTGCTCGGGTAATCTCCTTTGCTCGGGTAATCCGTCGTAGCAAGGATCGGTGGATGCGGATCGCCTCATCAATCGTGGATTCGTAGTCTGTATCTTTGACGGGGTATTCCAGTTTATCTAGGATGTTGCTGATAGATGCGTACTCATTGGCGACTGTCGAGTCATGTTCTTTGGCTGTCAGGTAAGCCATATTGATTTCCTCGTAATAGTTTGCGAATACTTTCTTCATTTGTTTATCCATTATTTGATACCTCCGATTGAAATGCGTTGGGACTGAATTGCTTGGATCTCCCATATAAGGTCTTCTGATTCTGTGACCTGTTTTTGAATCTTCCGTGGTAGGCTCTGGAACCATTTGCCGTGTTCCTCTATGGTCATGTCTGTGCCTCCTGTTTTGTATGTACTTTCGGTACATCATTGGGAGGCTGACCGTGTGGTCAGCCCCCCTAGTTGTATCGAAATTATTTCATCCAATCGTGTCCGTAAGTGGTGATAACCTCATGTGTTGGGGTTCCGTTTGAAGTGCGAGTAATGGTTTTGATTTTTACAAACGCTTCCTCTTCAATCTTTATAAATGCTTGAAGTGCGTCCCAGCACTCGTCCAGTACGTTGCCGTTAGCGTTGGAACGGATGTCAGCATTTCGTAGAGCATCATATCGGCAACAAGTGTCGTAGAGCACCTTGCAGTGACTATGTTCAACCTCGTTCCCACTGTTGCGATCTGAGGTAAGCCCTATCATACCGCCACCGTCGTGATGCGTTCCGCAGGTTAGGCATTCGCTTGTAAATTTTAGTTCCATGTTCGTCCTCCGCTTGTTTTTTGTATAAGCTAATGCTTATCATTTAGGCCCTAATCCCGAAGGATTAGGGCCTATAGTTAAGTATTAACCGTGTCGCCGTTTGAGGTGCGAGTGAGGTTGAAGCGGCCCCTTGTTAGGATACCGTCCCTGCCGTTGACCGTTGTGGCGGTCGTCTCTGAATCAGACCGCCACAGCCACTCGGTGCTTTCCACCGATTTGGTTGAATAGGCTAGGGGAGGATGTCTCCTCGATTCCCGTTCAGCGTGTTGTTGGTAGCCCAGTTTTATCTATATCTGGATGCTCGCATGGTGCCGTTCTGTCTAGAGTTCAATCGTTAACCTCGAGTTCAGCACCAGTGGCTAGGTCTGTATCACCTAATCTGTCGATCGTAATCTTTGTCCCCAGAATTGCTAGTTCTGAGTTTTTGTACCCCACCTGATCTCAGTGGGCTTGTGCGGTGGGTTTTACCCTGTGCTCGGTATCTATCTTACCGTCCGCTTGGTTGGTTTTTTCTAATCTCTTCCCTCTATTTCCGTTGTTTTAGTATCTACATGTACAACTATAATGGTATTGTTAATAGATGTCAAGAGATAATATCAAGAGATTTATTAAGATTTACAAACTAGATAGGGCCAAATACAAAACAAAGAACCCCTTGGCAGGCGTCAACCAAGGGGTTCTATGAAAGGGGGAAACCATAGGAATATTAGTCGATCACGACTCGACCAATATTTAAGTCGTCATTGTTAATGAAGCTATTGGTTTGGGCCTTTTAAGATCCCAAACTTTGAGCCAATCTGTGACCACTCTGCACAGGTTACCTTACCATCAACAAATTTATCTATACAAAATGCTATCGCTTCTTTGCGTTCTTTAGCCGTGTCAAGGTTGCCGACGATACGTTCACCTAAAGTGGCCATCTCTCGCCAATCTACTGATAGCAACATCGTTAACCATTTCATCGGATCCCTCCTTCTTTTCTGGCCCTTGTCCGAACCCAGACGTATACCGCCAAAGTAAGGAACAGAACTGTCGTTGAATACCCAGCAATGTGCGCCCCTAACCCGATCTCCTCAAAAATCCGCACTGCTTCTAATTTATTTGTACCCATTGATAAATAGTAGTGTATTTCCGTAGAAACACTCTTTAGTATCCCACTCAAGCTAACGACGCAAGATTCCATCACTATAGTTCCCTATCTAATATCGTCTAGCCTTCTCGTAGCCCGTCGTTTCGATTTGGACCCATATAATACTATTACTCTGGATCACTACTCCCTGCTACTAGTGTTATGCTTTTCACAAACTCAGCATTTGCCATTTCAGTACAATTACTTGACCGATATTGGCACGTCAACAAGAATGTCGGTACTAGTACGATATTTTACCGTGCTTTGGATAACATGGTCTGCCGCGTTAATGCCGTCGCCGTCACCCCACTTAGTAGTAGCATCCTGCTGGAACAACCCTGCCTTGATATAGTCAAGATTCCACCCACCAACGGAGCAATCAACGTCGTTGAACGACACCGTTTTCACATATGCGTCACCTAACAAGGTGATGATAACGCGGTCAACGATACCGCCCTCTGATTCAAAGCTCCCTGCACCACGTTCTGATTGGATGGTCACATCAGTAACGGTGTTATCCAGTGTGCTTGAGTTCGTGTGTCCATCAGTTTGCCCTGCTACCGCAAGGGTATGAGCAAAGCTGTTTGCCATGTCGAATGATGGGGCCGATGTACTACCTTTGACATAGAAGGTGTCAGCCCACAGGTATCCTGTGCTATTGCCAGCACCACGCTGAACAACCACGCAGTCAGTTAATCCAGTACGACCAAGTTCCATATCGTCGAAGGTTAGCTCCGTGATTCTGGCTCCTGCCGCCAGCGACACTTCTAAGGTCTGGCTCTCTACGCCATCAAGTGTGCCGCCGACATATGGATCAAGTTGCTGACCGAGTGTTTCGTTTATTCCTAGGTCTGGATAGACTGCTCCTGCCCTTGGGTACTCATATGTTGATCCAGAAACGTCAATGACTGCGAAATACAGCCCTACTGCTACGACAAGGCCAGATAGCATGACTGATCCAAAAATAACAAACTTGACCTTTCCCTGCCCAAGGGAGAAGCGGAAGCCCGGGGATTTTACCCTTGGTACGCCGACACTACCCGGTACACTGGGAACGCGAACCTTACGGCTTTTAATAATCAGTTTCAGTTTATCGAACATCACTCCCCCTTCTTTTTCTTTCCACCGTTTGAGTCACCCCAACCACCTTCGAATAATTTGCCCAGACCAGCCGATACGGGAATTGTCAGTACCGCTAAGGCTGTCAGCAATCCTTCAATATTATCCAAAGTTGACGACGAGGTGGTAGCAGAAATAATGATCCGAGCCGCAAGGAATAACCAGACAAATACCACAGGAGCAAAGATGATAAGGACGATTAGTTCTTTTCCTGTAAGGGTTACCTTGCCCGTATCAACGTATTCTATCTGTGGCTCTTCTTGTATTTCTTCGTCGTCAGCCATCAGCTTGTCTCATACTCCACATATCCTTGCGCTGTCCACCTGTACCAAACACCATCGACCATCTTCGTCCAAGAACCAAGTTCGTTCTTACCTCCACCAAAGTACGGCCTAGCGTGTCCCTCATTTATCAGGATCTCGCACACATCCTGTTCACCGATGAGAAGAGTGCCAAGGATGCGTCCAAACTTTCCCTTACCATCCTTGGTCGTTTTGAGGTAGACGGCTTTCTTCCCACGCTTTCCGTCGATAACAGGGGCTTCGGCTATGAGTTCTTTGAGCCTAGCTTTTGCTTTAAGCCCAAGAGCCTTTTCCTTTTTGTTCCGTGTGCGGCTCTCAGGAGTATCAATGCCAATGAGTCTGATACGATCACGTTTAAACTCGTTGAAACCAAGATCAATGTCGGCATCTACTGTATCGCCATCCACGACTCTGGTTATCTTCACTCGGTATTCGTAATTAGGCCCCATCAGTATCCTCCGTATGCTCTGCGTTCACCGCTTGGCAACGCGCCAGATTGTCCAAGGTCTTTGAGGGCATCTCCGAACATGGAATGGTCACTGGTTATTGTTCTCATTTCATTGTCGATAATGGCTTGGATTTTTACTATATCCTCTAGGCTGTCACCCATCTCCTCTATCGTCTCTTCCATAGCGGACACCGTATTCTGTAACTCGGATACTGCGCTATCTTGTCCCGACATATACCAGATCACTCCGAACGCTTGGGCCACGATGATGCCAATGACTGCTATTGGGAGCTTTATTTGTGTAAAGTCCATTATTCAGCCTCCATCAATTTCATGCCAAGGCGATGATGCCACCCATCTCCATCTGGTGGGGACGAACAACAACCTCGTCCAAATCCCTATGCTCAATTGCGTAATGGGCCGATGGTGATCTCCATGTATTACTCGCATCCTCACTTCCCTCTGGGACATACCTCGCCTTGGCATAAAACTCCATATACCCCTTCTGCCCTACTACCCACATCTCATCCCTTAACTCGTCGTAACTCATGAATATATAGACATCAGGCCGCTGATGCCTGCTCGTCTCCGCTACCGCCGCTTTATAAAAATCCCTCGGGGGTACACGCCTCTTTTTCGTCTTTACCTCTGCCTTCTCCCCACTAAGCAATACTAAATCATGGCTGTACTTGGCCTCCCCATCCTCACAACTCATCAGATTGGCCCCTAAATACGCCGCTATCGCCTCTTCTCCTAAATATCCCACATAGTTCCCTTCACCATGCCGTATCGAGTTCCTTATCTCCCCTAGCGCATCGGACTTCCCATTCGCCATATATCTCATCTCATCAGTAAGCGGTACTATCTTCATTCTTTACCTCTCACGGCAATGGGGAGTTTAATATTTGCGAAGTCCATTACTCAGCCTCCAATACCTTGAGGGACACACCGCCAAGAAACCCAAATACCGAACCCACGATTGCGGTTACTACCTCGGTCGCACCCATCTCCATCCCAATCCACATCCCTATGATGCCGAAAATGGTTCCGCACAGGATTGCTAGGAAAATCTGAGGCCTGAGCTTGCCGATCATACATCCCTCCTTAAATCTCTACCAATCGCACCTTGTCATCATCAGGATTTTCGTTTATCTCAGGAAACTCACGACGTTCCCCATTAACGGCATTGGTTATGGGATTACCCCGTTTGTAACGCCGAAGAAACCCCAAGGCAACGAGGTAGTCCGAAATGGATGGCTCTGCCACGGCCCAGCCGGGACTTTCTCCATCAGAACTATGCTCTGCGTCTATCCAAACATCTAATCTACATGCCATGACAATCACCTATGATGGTGGTTCGATCTTCCCCAGTCGTGTGAGTATTGTGCTTCGTGTACTTGGAGGGCGGTTCGGTCCGATAGTGACACGAGCACTGATAGCG